AACACCGTGCAGAGCACACAGCGTCGCGTTGGCACGACTCTTGCATGCACCGAGCGCTGGCACGTACGATGAATTAGCACGAACCGTGCCAGCTGAGCGGCACGATACTTGCTACACGCACGAGGCTGCGTCACCGTTCTACGGCGTAGAACGCTACGTGACGAGGTATGCTACTGGCTAGAGCCCCCCTGGCGGCGGCCCCCCGTGTATATATATCTCAACCCACGAATATCTCACGTGATTTTCGGTTTCACGACCGCAGCGAGTTGACGCTGGGGGCCACAGCGCGCACCCTCGGGGTGTTCTACTCTGTCAAACGCTGTTCTTCCAAATGGCTCTATAGTAGTAGTCTTGGAGGATGGAGCCAGCCCACCAGCGCAGGCCCGCCCCTTCGGGGCGCGGCCCTGCCGTACGGCCTGTGCCGGTGGTAGCTGGACTCGGCGGCGCGGGTTGGAGCGGCAGCTAAAGCGGCATCCAGCACGGCTGGGGCTTGACTTATAGAACAGAGTGTGCCAGAACAGAACACAATGGCCGATCTCGTGAATCCCCCGTCCGTGCGTCGGGAGGCCCCCTGTGTTCGAGGGCTACGCAGCCGTCTTGCCAGTGATACGCTGCGCCCGCGTGACAAGGAGCGCATGGCGTTCACCCAGCGTATCCGTACGCTGCGGAAGCAGGGACGCACGCTCGCCCAGTGTGCGCAGGAGATGGGCGTGGGGGAGAGTAAGGTCGTCCAGTTCACCCGCCGGGGGATGTATAAGATATTCTGTGAGTACCTCGCGACGGCCGAGCAAGCAGCGCAAGAGATTACAGGGAGCGACGTGGTGCGCCAAGCGCGGCAGGAGTTCGCGACGCTCGCGCCTGATGCGATGGCGTACTTCCGCTCGTGCTACCAGCGCCACCCTCCCGAGGACCAGCCCGCCCTCGGGCTCTTCAAGGACGACGCGAAGGCGATGTGGGCCACTGATAAGGTGGCGAAGGGGCTCGGGCTCACGGAGCCTGAGCACGCCGTGCGCCCTGTCATTCACATCAACGTAGGCTCGATCCGCGTGGAGATGGCGCAGGTTGCCGCTGATGACGCTGAGGCGGCGCGCGCCGCGAAGGTGATAGATGTCACACCCACGCCGGCCTAAACGTCCCCCAGAACTAAGGCCCTCGACGCCGCTCACGCGAGCGCGCGTCCGACGCGCCCGCAGCCGCGCCAAGGTGAAAGCTGTGCCAGCTGCGGGCGCCCCTCCCCTCACCGTGCCGGCGAGACGTGGAGGCGTATGCTGGGGGCATAGTTGTGAGTCGTAGCGAAATGCACCATCGTTGGTTCGGCCTCCGCTGGCGACTCGGCCTCATGTGGTGCCACAGCTGCGGTGCCCGGCGCCGCCTCCGCAGTGGCGGGTTGCTCACGTCACTTGAAGGCCGTCGTATCCAATGGGCGTGCCTCGGCTGCGCGCTCGCGGCGATGCAACGCGCTCAGGGCTAACGTATGTCCTTCGTATTCGCGTCGCCCCGGCAGGGCGAGGATGACTACTACATCTTCCCACCACCGCCGCCCTATCGCGCCTGGCTGCGCGGCGACCGACTCTGTGAGCTACAGGGGCGTGTTGACAGCGGCCAGACCGTCGAGGGTGCCGACTTCTTGGAGTACAAGCGCCTCCGGGGGCGCCAGGACTTCTTCTACTTCGCGAAGTACATCGCAGGGTTCACCTGGTTAGAGTGGCCACTCCACGGGCCGATCGCGTGGGCGTGGAGCGCGCCGAACGGTTGGCGCACCCCCACCGGACAGCGCTATGGTCGCTTCCGCCTCGGTGTCGTACCCCGCGCGCACTTGAAGACCTCGCTGATGACACAAGCGTATTGCATGTGGTGCCTCGTGCGTGATCCCGAGGAGCGCATCCTCATCTACACGAGCACGTTCGACTTCGCGGGTGTCATTATGAACTACATCCGCACGACCTTCGAGGGCGGTGGGATGCACGGGAAGATATTCGAGCAGTGCTATGGTGACATCATCCCACGCCCGAGTGACCGCTCGAAGTGGACCACGAACGATCTCACGATTAACCGCCAGGGGGCGTACTCGGACCCCTCGATCAAAGCGCGCGGCATTGGATCCCGCGTCGTGGGAGGCCACCACACGAAGCAGCTGATCGACGACCTCGTTGTCGAAGAGCTAAACCGCACGCAGATGGATAAGGTGATCCGTGAGTTGGATGGGCTTGATCCGCTCTATCATAGCGTGGCTCTGGGTGAGCGCCGTTATGTTGGTACTCCATGGGCTTTCTACGATCCTATCGTGTACATTACGCGCGGGTGGAAGGATGCCTGTGTTGTGCGGATACCGTGGCGCGACGCTGAGAAGCGCCCCGTCTTCACGTACACGGAGGCCGACCGCGAGAGGGGGTTGCCAGAGGGCTCGTCGCTCCGCGAGTACACCGCATACGCGGAGGGGATGAAGCGCCGAAACAGCTGGTTCTTCAGCTGCCAGTACGAGTGCTTCCCATCGAGCGAGGATGGCCTCGGCTTCAAGAAGGAATGGTTCCGCTACTTCCGTATGCAGTCAGGGCAGTTCATCGAGTTGGATCGTGATGAGAAGGAGACGGGGCGCAAGGTGCGTGCCGCCGAGTGTAACACCTTCATGCTTGTGGACCCGAATATTATCGACCCCCCTGGCAGCCGAACCGCCGGGGTGAACACGAACGTGGAGAACCGCCGCAAAGGTGACTTCGCCGCGTGGGTTGTGCTCTGCGTGTCGCCCGACAACTACTGGTACATCCCACGCGTCATCCGCTGGCGCTGTAACGTGGACCAGTTTCTCGCAAAGACCCACGAACTCGTCTCAATCTGGCAGCCGAAGTGGGTCGCAATCGAGCAAGTCGCTGCTCAGCGCCTCTTCTACCACCTCTTCGTACGCGACTTCCGTGACGGGAAGGCGAAGTTCACAATCATCGGCTGGCCGGGCGGGCACGCCTCGAAGCCCTCGCGTATCCGGGGGCTCATCCCCAACTACTCCAACGGTTTCGTGCTCCACCGTCTCGCCGACCAGCCCGAGGTTATGCAGGGTATCCTTGACCTCGAACACGAGTTGATCGACAGCGAGAAGCCTGAGCATGATGATGCCTCGGACGCGCTGAGCGCCGCTATCCCCCTCGTGTGGGCGCCTGGCAAGGAGCGCACTGTGCAGCTTGACGATGCGCTGCGCCGGCTGCGTAACGATGCTAGCTGGTCGCGCCTCTCCCCGTTCGCCCGCGACGAAGCTGAGGCGTGGGAGCGCAAGAAGCGGAAGGGGCTCGTTACGGGTGACGACCTTCTCAAAGGGCTGAGTACGACGGACTACGATGATGAAGATGCGCTCGCGGGCTTGCTCGACCAACGCACACTGGAGGCTCTGCAATAATGCCGCTTGAATGGAACCCCGCGACGGGGCAGAAGTTTACACAAGCTGAAACAGACGCGATTGCATCGCGTCGTACGCAGATAGGTAACGCTGTCGGCTTTCTTGGGGAAGCACGCTCGAAAGGCCCTTGGCAGGGACGGCTTGGTGTACAAGCTGGCATCGGAGCCATGGACCCAAGTGTAACGGCGGCATTAGCTTCTAGGGGTTCGGCACAAACCCCATTAACACAAGCCCCACAGATAAAACAGCGCCGTAAACGTGTTTTTCAGCCAGTGAAGCGCTACCCAGGCGCAACATTCACGGGGTTACTATGAAAGTAGGGTACGCCAGTGGCTACAAAGACGGACAGCTTCAAGCCCTTTCGCAGTTTGAACGAGTTCTTGCGACACTCCGCGAAGAGATCGCTGATCTTCGACGGGACCGCGACGCCGCGACTACCCGCGCGGACGCTGCCGCCGACCTGCTCCTTGCTCACCTCGGAGCCCGCGCCATTTCGCTCGCTGGCAAAGCAGAGGAAACCGAGCGCTCTGAGCGGCAGGTTCGTGCTGTAAGTACGCTTACGTCGCTCGGCGACCCTACGGAGGACTTACCGTACGGCGACCCGCGTGGGCTTTACGCAAGTAAGCACGAGGCGTCGCTGGTCGGCGGCGAGGATGTCGCGACAGCGCAGGGGTAGGTATGGCGAACTTTCAAGACCTTCTTGTACTTGATCCGAAGCGTAAACGTGAGTCGCAAGCAATTGAGCAACTCAAGCGAAAGATGGAGCAAGACCCCGACAAACCTGATCCTGAGTCACCCGAAGGGCAGCGAATGCTCAACGATGCACGTCGCCGCTTACAGAGGACGTAATGGCACTCTCCGAAGCAACCGCCGTCGACGAGTACAAGAAAGCGCTCGACCGTCTCTCGCGTGGGCGCGAGGCCGTGCTACGTAACGCCTACGAAAACGTGCTCATGTGGCTCGACCAACAGTGGATTCGTTGGGACGGCGCTGAGAAAACCTTCCTCCGCGCAAACACTGCGCGTGGCGTCCCGCGTCCCGTAGAGAACCTCTACAAGCCGAAGTTGATGAAGCCTATCTCACGGCTTTCGTCCATAGAACCCTCGCTCACATTCGCCCCCGGCAGCGAGAAGGAGGACGATCGCGTCACCGCCGACAACGGCCGGCTGGTGATGAAGTACATCGAGAACGTCATCGAGATCGAGAAGCTGCGCAACCGGCTTGCGTACCAAGTCGTGCTGATCGGGAATGCGTGGCTCGTCGGCGGCTACGACCCCGACGGTGGGCCGATCGTAGACGTGGGCGGGAAGGCAGTACCACAGGGCGAGATTACCGCTGACATCGCCTCTGCGTTCGAGTTGATGCTAGACTATACGATCCAAGACATGCACCGCCAACCTGTCGTCATCTGGCGAAAGATGCGTACGCTGGAGTGGCTCTATGAGCACTACCCTAGCGCGAAGAAACGTGAGGGAGACTCGCAAGCGGCGGCGACGGACCTCGGGCTCACGATGCTTCAGAATATCATCCGCCTCCAGCCCGCGTTGATCGGTGTCATCGGCTCCAGCGCGCAGTACGCGCGTTCCGTCGTGGTAGACGATGCTTACTTCATCCCCTGCGAGAAGTTCCCCCACGGTATGCTCGCGCGCATCGTCAACGATGGTGAGGAAGTCCTAGAGATAAAGCAGCTGCCGTTTCATAACGGCACTGTCGAGAAGCGTGGGCGCGAGTTCATCCCCATCACGCACTTTGGCTATGACGAGGTGCCTGGCGCACTCCTCTGCACGACACCCGCGAACTCCCTGAAGGAGCCGCAGCGTCAGCGCAACCGTCTCATCAGCCATATCCTCCTCTACTTCGCTCGTATGGCGAACGGCGTGTGGGCCATCCCCGAGAACGCTGATGTATCGACGATCGGCGGTAGCGAGGGTATTGTCATCCGCTTCACCGCCAACTCAACAGGCGGCGGAGCACCGCAGCGCATCGACGGCGGCACGCTACCCTCGACGTTCGCCGAGCGCTTGAACCAACTTGACAAAACGATGGATGACATCGTGACGATTGGGGACATGGCTGAGTCCTTCCCGCGTATGGACAGCCCCAATATGCTCAACACGCTCATTGAGCAGCAGCAGCAGTCGCTCTCCCCTGTCTTCAAGCGCTGGGGCTCTTCGTGGGTCGATGCCGCGAAGCAGATGTTCTTCATCTTCCGCAACTTTGCGCCCGAGGAGGTCTTCTACGCCATCAAGGGCGAGGAAGCGCGGTGGAGCGCGAAGAAGATCATGCTCGCTGAGTTGCGCGGGGGCATCGACATCCGCATTGAGGCGGGGTCATTACAGCCGAAGACGCTCCTTCAAAAGAAGGCGGCGTACGAGCAGATGGCGGCGCTGCTCCCGCAGCTGCTCATGGACCCTGACGTACAACTAAAGTACTCGCGGGCGATGGGTGCCGTGGAGTTGATGGAAGGGCTCCAGGCCGATGACAACCAGATCGCTC